AGATCCTAAAGGTATTCCCAAAAATTTGGATTGAAATCCAGGGTCTGTTTGTTGATTTCCTCTTATATCTCTGGGTCCAGAACTACGGGGTGCCATTACAGTTCCGGTTCCAGGAAGAAACCGACCTAATGTGTCAAGGAACCCCCCTCCTTGCATTTTAACAAGACCACCACCTTCAGCATGAATTCTTTTTTCAACAATTTTAGGTCTATTAGTTCCGCCACCTGCAGCATTCATTTCCTCAAGATTACGCACACCAAACTTTTGTACTGCTCCACGAGACATTACAAACTCACCATCTGTAAGCATTGCAGGAACTTTATCAATACCTTTTGGTCCAGATACAAATCCGGGAACACTATTCATCAATCCTGCAAATCCACCAGACCCAAAAAGTTGTGCAAAGATACCTAACTTGGAATCAACTTGCCCACCAGAGGCAGCAAGCATCGTCTTAAAATCAATAAGACCACCACCAAACATTTCTGGAGTTGGTATAGGTGCAGGTTCTGGTACTGCAACTTGTGGTGTTTCTCCCCTACCCATCATCTTATTTGCTACTACTGCAGTGCCGGCAGTGGCCAGTAATCCAACTCCCATTCTTGCCAGAGATCCTTTCCATCCACCACCACCACCAAGAGCTGACATCGCAGCACCTGCCTTTTTAAAACCAGTTGCCTTAAGAATAGCAGCACTAAGTTTTAATATTATTCCACCAAGAGCACCAACTGCTCTTCCAGCAATACCAGCAAGATTTCTTACTACCCTACCAAATCCAGTGCCAAAAAGTATGTAAGCAGCAACAAGAGCAGGCCACCAATCTTTTAAAAATCTAGCAATTGATCTTACCTTACCTTGATTTTCTTCTTTGGAAAACCAATCCAACAAATTTAATATTGCTTTTCCTAAAAATAAAGTCAGAAAAAATTGTATAATTGAATCAAGAATATTTTTTACTGGTGCAACAACTGCCTGGGCAACATTTTTAACAGCAGCAAAACTATTTTCTAGACCAAGTTCTATTTTCTTTCTTCTGGCATTTTCTTGACTTTTTCTTTCTTGAGTTGCTTCTGCAGTAACTTGTGAGTTTTGTTGATTAAGAAGTCGAATTATTTGTGTAAGAGATCTTGATATGTCCTGAAGAGTTGCAATATCAGCAGGAGCAGCAATCAACTGCTGTTCTGGTTGTGATTGAACGGAAGATTTTCCAGAACTAGGAGGACCTGGAGGACCTGGAGGACCTACTAATCCGGGAGGACCTGGAGGACCAGAAATCAATTGTTTCTGTGGTTGAACATTAACAGATTTTGATTCTATTAATTTTACTTCTCTTATAATCTCAACAAGTTGTGAACTTTGTTGGTTAATAAGTTGAGTAATTTTTGCAAGAGACTTTAATATATTTTGCGTAGTAGCAATATTAATAGGAGAAGCAATCAACTGTTTCTGCTGCTCATCCACTTCAGATTGGATTTTTTTATTCCTCCCCAGTAATTTTTGTGGATTTGCTATTGCCATTTTATTCTTACATTAGAAACTAGAGTTTTGTTGTTGCTGCTGTTTCAATTTTTCCTCTTCAAGATGTTGTTGAAGTAATCCAACATAAACATCTCTTTCCCAAGGAATCATATTTTCAATTTCCCATAATGAATATTTATGGTATTGCATCAAGGCAAAATTAAGTCTAAAGTAATTTTCCAGGTCCATATGGACCAGGGCTACGCGAAAAAACTTGCTAACCCTTCTAAAGTAACTTCACTTTCAACTTCGGTTTTTGGATTTGTAACTTTGATTTTATGAGAAAGTTTGGGCATAGTCTCAAAGAATTTTTCAATTTCTTTAAATTGAGATGAATTCATTGAATCTAAAAATTCAGTAATTTCTTTTTTTGTTACATCGGCAGCAATCCAGACATCATCTTCAGTGTAAATTTTATCAATACAAGAAGCAATCAGGTCAAAGGATTGTTCCATTGCATTTTCATTATTGAAATCAAAATTATTTTTAATAAATTGTTCCAGAGATGGATACTTCATTTCCATCATAATTTTATCATCAACCTTAATTTTATTGGTATGTCCCTCATTCTTTTGAATGCGAATCTCATCAAGATCAATACTTACAGACACATTGGTCTCATTATCATCCGGACAAACAATATTTACATCAACCTTTTCCCCAACAGATTTACCACGAATATTTAAGAACAAATATTCAATATCAAATGTGGGTAAAGTCTCAACCTTAATATCTTTTGTATGAATACAATTCTTGATGACTGTTTTGATTGCTGTTGTAATTTGCTTTGTATCTTCACTCTCTAGTGCGATCACTAAAAGTTTTTCTTCTTTTACTAAAAATGGACGATATTTGATTGTTTGGTCTGTGGACGGCAACTCAAGTTCATAAGTTGGTGTAGAAATCTTGGGTAAAGGCATAATGTCTTATAAAAATTCAGATATGATTATTTAGATCAGAATATTTGAGATTATCTTCGTATTGATTGTTGGAATTGGGTTACTGCAATATCTGCTGCCTCAATTCTATCATTATTTCTAGATGCTAGTGCCTCTGTATACTCAATATCAAGTGCTTCTATATTGTCTAATTGTGCTCCTGTAAATGGACCATCTACTGCACCATTTGAAGATCTGGTTCTAGAATCTGATGCAGAATCAGAAGATTCAGATGATCCAACTGGGTTAATATAATATCTAACATAAGAAAAAGCAACCGAACATTTTAATAATGATGCGGTATCATATGAAACAGATATTGAATTGATTGCAATTGGAAATGCATCTACAAAAAAATATTGTAATTTTGCTGCTTTTTTTCCTTTAGAATTTCCTACAGTGCTTTTTTCAAATTTTGTTACCTCAAGTCCACTATTAGCAATATAATTCTTTGGATAGTTCATTCTATAAAAATAATTTTTTTGCTTAACATTATTATTTGCTGGGCTTAGTTGCTCTCCTGCAATATACTTTATCCAAGTTTCAAAAAATCTAATCGGAAGATAATTATCAGCATCAACATAAAAAGACAAATCAATTCTATCATCAAATTGTCTTCTATATGCATGTTTGTGAGTAGAACCGTGATAGTCTCCGGTGATGCTATGAGTTGCTAATTGAGATCCGGGAAGTATTGCTTCACAACAAAGAAGTTCTAATTTTTCATTATTACCGATAAAGTTTGGAATACCGTTAGATGCAAGATATCCATCAAATCCTCCCGGAGAACCACCACCTGGAGGTTTTGGAATAGATACAACAAAATGAGATGTTGTTGCAGGATGTAGAAGTTTACTTTTTATTTCATCTACATTTACAACTCTTGGAGATGCCATCTATAAATACTTGTACTTATATATTATGTAGTTAGGAAATGTCAAGAGACGGAAAATACCATCAGGGTAGATTTCACCCTCAAAATCCACAGAAATATAAAGGAGACGTGAATAATATTATATACAGAAGTTCTTGGGAACTGAAATTTATGCAGTGGTGTGATAGAAATGAAAATATTATGGAGTATGGTTCAGAAGAGTTTTGGATTCCTTATGTTTCTCCGGTAGATAATCGTGTTCACAGATACTTTCCGGATTTTATCATCAAAGTTAAAGAAAGTAATGAAGAGATTAAGACTTATGTGATAGAAGTGAAACCAAAGAGACAAACAGTACCACCTAAACAAAAATCAAGAGTGACTAAATCTTATCTTTATGAGGTTCAGACATACGCAGTCAATCAATCAAAATGGAATGCCGCAGATGAATGGTGTAAAGATCGTAGATTGGAGTTTAAGGTGATCACCGAAACTGAACTTGGCTTAAGGTAATGGCAGAAGGTTTCGGTCAATATGTAGGGAAGATTCCTCCCAGAATGGCAGAATTGAGAAAAAAAATCAAGGAATCTGGTAGTAGTGACCCAGAAGACCTGATGATGGTGATTATGGAAGTTCTAAAGGAAGAAGTATTATATCCGGAACCAGGAAAGTTTTATACATTTCTTTATAGACCTAAAACTCCAGAAATACAATACGACCAACATCCACTGATTGCCTGTACCTCACTGGAAAAATGGGGGTTTAGAGGAATGAACTTTCATTGGAGAAAATATAGAAATTATACTTGGGAAGAAGTTTCAGGAAAACTTCACGTCATTAAATATGATGAGTTGGATGAGATGCTCTCCATACCTTATGCAAAATTCCGTCTAAATAAGTAAAACTCTCTGTGTCTAATGGCATCAGCTACATCTCCTCAGGCAAAACCAAATGTTGGGACCACTCCCACCATAATACAATCCAAAGTTACGGAGATTGGAAAAAGCACTGATGGAAACAGGCAATTTAAAACAGAGATACAAAAAGTAGAAGGTAGTACAACAACGACTATAGGAACTATGGATGCTGCTGGAAAGGTGACTCCAGCAGCAACTGCAAATGCTGCTGAAAAAACAGCACTTGCAGATGTAAATAGTCCCTTAAGAAAAGAAGTAACAAAACAAATAACAGATTCTAAAGTAGTAAAAGACTTGGGAGTAACTACGGAGCAAGATAAAAAAGCACTGAATACCGCAACTGGATCTGGTGCCGCAAAAAATACTGCTCCTACTAATCCAGAGGATAAAAAAGATCAGACTGCTCCCACTCAGGATCAAAAAAATGCTGTGAATAAAGAGAATGCTACCTTTAGAGATGGAACAAGACTTTCATATAGTCAGGATATGAAATATCCTTTAGATTTAAAATCAGAATTACAAGATGTGATTAAGTTTTCAATTTTAGAATATTCTCCATCACTTTCAAAAGAAAATCAACAGGCTTCTCCAACTGGTCAATTTGGAAGTTCAAAGAGTAGATCGGTGCAACTTGAGGGTGGTGGAGTAAAGGGATCTAAAATAATAGGAGTAATCACTTTACCAATTCCTGCACGAATTGGTGATAGCAATACTGTTGATTGGGGAAAGGGTGAACTAAATCCCCTTGAGGAAAGTCTTGCCGGGATCGCACAAGGATTTTTTGATGGAGGAGTTGCTGGTGGTGAAAAATCTCTTGATAAGACAGGAAAGGATATTCAGGGTACAAATAAAAATGGAGATTTGTCGGCAGCAATTAAAAGCATTTTTTTAACCCAGGGGATTAATGCTTCTGCGGCAAAAAGAGCATATGGTTCTGTTATAAACAATAATGTAGAACTTCTCTTTGATGGACCAAGTTTAAGGTCCCATTCTTTCACTTTTTTGTTTTATCCAAGAGACCCAAAAGAAGCAATAATGGTAAGAAAAATCATTCGTGCATTTAAACAATCAATGTCAGTAAAACGAAGTGAGAGTTCTTTGCTTTTAAAACCACCACATACTTTTGCGATTCAATATATGACTTCAGGACAAAAGGCACACCCATACTTAACAAGATTTAAAGAATGTGCCCTAACTTCTTGTAATGTTGATTATACTCCTGACGGAACATATATGACTTATGGTGGAGATGAAAAATCAATGACTGCATATAGTATGGGATTAACATTTTCAGAACTTGAACCAATCTTTGATGATGAGTATGGTGAAGACGATGACAACGTAGGTTTCTAAAATGGCATCTTATTTCAAACAAGTTCCAGATTTTGAGTATGTAAGTCGGATTGCAGGATCCAAAAATATATCAGATTATATTGCAGTCAAAAATCTTTTTAAAAAAGGAAAAATAAGAGACGATATTTTTCAAGAACTTGCATTTTTTGAAAAATATAAAATTTCTGGTAATGATAGACCGGATAATGTTGCATTTGAAGTTTATAGAGATTCAAACTTAGATTGGGTTATTCTTTTAGCAAATAATATTATTAATGTTCAATCAGAATGGCCTCTTCTACAGGATGATTTTGATCGATATTTGGTTGAAAAATATGGTGATTATAATACTCTTTACAATGGTATTCATCATTACGAAACATCTGAAGTTAAAAACAGTCAGGGAGTTACGGTTGTTCCTTCAGGTCTTGAAGTAAGTTCTCCATATACAATAAGTTATTATGATTATCTTACAAGTTTGCAGGTAGATACAGGAAACATAGCAGTTTCGGTGACGAATTATGATTATGAAATCAAACTAGAAGATGCAAAGAGAAATATTTTTTTACTTAAAAAAGAATATCTCGGTATTATTACAAATGATATGCCCGAGATTATGGAATATAGAGAAGGTGCCACTCAGTATGTGAGCAGCACCTTAAAAAGAGGAGATAATATCAGACTTTATAGTTGATTTTATTCTGCTAATTTTTGAAAATATGAGAGGGCATCGTCTTCGTCTTCACTTGAGGAATCCAAAGAATTGAATGTTTCTTTGATTCCATTAGATTCAGAAGTATATGTTCCGCGATCATTATCCTCGTCCTCAACTTCCTCATCTATACGACGATTTGTTGGTTTCTGTCCCAATACCATTTTCAGACGTTTTTCAAGTTCTTCATAGGACTTGAATTGATCTGGTGCGGTGACTGCTGCCAGAGAATACTCCTTCTTCCAGAGTGCTTCCATCGCATCATCATCACTCAATAAAGGTTCAGATGGTCCGAACTCGGACTTATCATAGTTCCAATAACCATCCTTCTTAACGATCTTCAGTTTGAAGTTTGCTCCTTGCCATAGATCAAAAGGATTGATTGGTGATTCGTCCTCAAATTCTGGTTGCATTGCTTCCATAATCTTATCAAAGATTTTCTTCCCATACTTAAATAGAAAGACTTTACCTTCGTTCTGAGGATTTGTGGGATCCTTTACGACATATATGTTAGAGTAATATGACAATTTACGTTTTTGCTTACGAACAGTTTCCTTATTTGATTCGGTTCCTGTATTCCACAGATCTCGGTTGTGTTCTCCGAGAGGATCTTTACCACCAATAGTCGTCAGTGAGTTTTCAATATACCATCCACCAGGTCCTTGAAATGCGTGTGAATACATCTTTGCCCAGGGAAGTTCTTCACCATCAGGGGCAGGTAGAAAACGAATCACTGCGAAACCATTACCAGTTTTATCAACTTCGGGTTTCCAGAGACGTTCATCGGCACCACTCGAAGTGGAACTCATCTTCTCAACTTCTTTAACCAGTTTAGAGGTCAAAGAACCAAGTTTAGATTGCTTTTTTAGATTTTCAAATGACATTTGATTTTCCTCGTATTTGTGAGATTTGGCTTTTGTGACTTTGCTTAGGGATCATCCAGCCCAATATATTCTACAGGTCAGAACCAGTTCTGTCAATCTGATCTTTCATTTTATCAAGCATTTTTGCAAGATTTCCAAAAATCACATTCATATCTACACCAGAAGGAAGTCCCATTGCCGATGCGGATTCAGAAATCCGTGATTTCATTTCCTTTGCCTCTGGAGCATCAGATAAACTTAGACGAGTATAGATTGTTCTTTGCTTATCTAAAAGTTTTTCAAGAAGATTTACGTGAGATATTTTTTCATCACGATCCATCAGATGAAACTTAAAGACATTATTATAAACACTTTGTTGAAGTTCTGCAATTTCTGCCATTTCAGAACGAACAATATCAGATTTAAAAAAATTCATTTTCCTCCAAAAACAATATCTTTCAAAATTTTCTTATAATGAGATACATCTATATGTAGGAATGGAGAGTATTTTTTGATTCTCCGACTCACAGTTTCCCACACAGGATCTTTAAGTTTCTTATCAAAGTCATTCCCGTACAGGAATATTTTATCACAAATTACCATAGTTTCAAGACTTAATTTCCCACTCAGGAACTTTTTGAGAAGAGGTGGATGCCCCTTGGAGCACTCAAATACTTTCTTAAAATTATACTCGGCAAATAAACTCTCACATTCTTCTTTGAAAAGGTATGAAAGTGACTGAATTTTTCTTTGCCATTCATTATAATTCTGATCTCCGGTTTTTATAATCTCACCGATCCATAAGGATTCAGAGTCATTACAAGAAACAAAATTTGAGATAAAAAAATCTTCAATTTCTTTATCTGTTCTTTGTCTGGATATCTTTTCAAACCAAAAACGATCACGTCTCTTATAAAAGGACTCTAGTGATGCTCTGGTCTTTTTACAGTATTTGTAATAATCATAAGAATCTTT